TGCGGCTGGGCCGATTGGCGCGGCGTGTTCGGGAACCCTGGCGCCTAGAAAGGGAAGCTGATGGCTGACACCAACTTCTCGGGCGTGAATGCTTCCGACAGCCTGACTGTCGGTGGTGGGGGAACGCCGATCACTGGGATCGTCGTTTACGCGCCGTCGCTGACGCCCGCTTCGGTGGGTGCGGCGACGGTCGCTGAACAGACGTTCACCGTGAACGGTCTGACGACTGCCGACAAGGTGATCGTCAACCCTCCTGCGATCGCGAATGCAACCGGGATCGCAGGAGCAAGGGTCTCTGCGGCGAATACCCTCGCCGTGAGGTTCGTCAATCCGACTGCTGGAGCCCTGACCCCATCGGCAGGAACGTACACGGTGACCGCCTTCCGTTCCTAGGAGGACAAGAATGTACGACCCGTTTGCCGCGCCGCAGGTCATGCCGGGGCCGGTTCCTGTGCCGACTCCGGCTGCGCCGCCGGCCCAAGGGCCGTCTCCTAACAATGCGTTCGCCGGTCTCTTGCAGCGATACCCGGAGCTGGCGGGGCTCATGCACGGCGGCGGGGGGCAGTTCATGGACGGCTTTCAGCAAGCCCGCTCGGATTGGCGATCCCAGCGCCCGCAGTTCTCCTTCGACCCAAATTCGGCCCAAACGAGGATGGCGCAGCGGCAGGCGTTCATGCCGCAAATGCAGGATTGGCGAAGCCAGCGGCCCACGTTCGGTTCGTATCTGTCAGGGCTTGGCACTGCTCCTACCGGGGTCATGACGACGAACCCGAACGCGGGGGTTTAACGTGCGCTTCCCCGCGCCGTGGGGTGAATGTGCTCGGTGCGGGTTCAAGCGCCGCGTCAACGAGCTCGTCAAGGAATGGTCCGGCCTTCGCGTCTGCCGCGACACCTGCAAAGACCCGAAGCCAAAGGAAATGCGCGCCCCCAAGGTCAAGCCGGAGGGCTTGCCGGTTCCTAACGCGGCCCCTGAAACGACGCCCATCTTCGGCCGCTACTCCGATGGGAGCCACCTTTGAGCGTCAGCGGCATCACCGATTGGCCCCTGACGGCGGGAGATATCGTCAAGCAGGCGATGTACGAGCTTGGCGAACTGACGCAGGGTGAGGATCCATCCGGAGAGGAAATCGAGGACGGGATTATCCGCCTCAACGGAATGCTCCGCTCATGGGGTGGAGAGGGCAATCTGTTCCGGGAATCCAGCGAGACGCTGACTCTCCCGGCCGGCACCGCCTCGGCAGCCCTCCCAGCGGACGTGCGCTATGTGAACTCGGTTCGCTATGTCGGCTCCTACAATCGGCCACTGGCGGCGTGGAACCGGGGGCAATTCTATTCGGTCCCCAACCGAGCGCAGAGCGGGACGCCCGCGGCCTACTATGTCTCCGAAAGCATCTCGGGTTGCACGATCACAGTGTGGCCCGTGCCTTCCACCGACGCCGTTCTCGAACTCGATTATTCGCGGCAGGCTCAAACCGTCACCGATCCGTCAGAAACGGTGGACGTCCCGGAGGACTGGCAGGAGGCCTTGATTCTCGGGCTCGCATCAAGGCTAGCTTCGATGTTCGGCACGACCGAGACTGCCGCGGGCAAGGTCGCGCGCATCGATTCCCGAGCTCAAGCCCTCTACCAGCGGCTTCTCGATAGGGATCGCCCGGACGCATATATTTTCGAGCCGGATTACTGATGCCGGACCTGATGATCCCGCAGGGATGCTACGAGCGGGCAAATGGCAACTTCCCGCCGTTTACCCTCGTCAACATGTTTCTAGAGGCCACGCCTGCCGCGAGAGGCGGCTACTCGCTGCTGTCGTTTCCCGGCCTGATGACGTCGGTTTCGCGGGGGACTGGGCCGATTAACGGCGTCTATCGCCAACCCGATCTATTCGGCGGGGCCACGTTCACCGTCTCCGGAACCTCGGCGCTTTACAAGGACGGAACGCTGCTCGGCTCGATCGATGGCACTGGGCCCGTCTCGTGGGCCAGCTCCGATCTTGAACTGGTGGTCACGCGCGGCGCCCGCGCTTGGTCGTACAACGGCACAAATCTTCAGGCGATCAGCTTTCCGGATAGCGCGAATGTTACCGCGGTGACGTTCATTGCTGGATTGTTCATCTTCGCCCGCGCCGGCAGCCGTAAATTCTACTGGTCGGCGATCGACGACGCACGAACTATCGACGCACTCGACTTCGCCTCGGCTGAAAGTGATCCGAGTTATCTGGTCGACGTGCTGGCGATCGGCGACGTGCTGTATCTCGGCTGCAAATCGAAGATCGAGGCTTGGTATCCCACTGGCGACGGAACGCTGCCGCTGCAAAGGATCAGCCAACGGACTGCCAAGAGGGGCGTCATCGCCACCGGCTGCATGGTCGAGCTGGACAACGCGCTTCACTTCATCGGGGATGATCGCGTCGTCTATCGGATGGCCGACGTTCCTAGTCGGGTCTCCGATCACGGGATCGAGGAGCAAATAGGCAAAAGCGCGACATTCAAGCTATTCTCCTACCTTTATCAGGGCCACGCATTTCTGAATGTTCGGCTCGACACTCAGACGCTCAGCTTCGATGTGGTTACTCAAAAATGGCACGAACGCCGGACCTGGGGCGTCGCCAACTGGGCCGCATGTTGCGCGGCGGAGCAAGCGGATGGAACGGCCATCTTCGGATCGGCTACTGGTCCAGAATTGCTGGTTTATTCGGGCTGGGCTGAGGGATCGTCTCCGTTAAGCCGAGAGTTCACGGCGGCGGTTCCGTCCACGCGCTCATTCCCACTGCCGACCGTCGAGCTTGAGGCCAATCCGGGCACCGCCAGCATCTCCGCGGGGGCTGATCCGCAGATCGAAATGCGCTCTTCGCGGGACGGCGGCAACACATGGGGACCGTGGCGCGCCGCCAATTTGGGGGCGAGCGGCAAGTATCGGACTCGGCCCAAATGGCGCCGCAATGGCTCCTTCGATGCCCCAGGAGCGCTTCTTCATTTTCGCTGCACGGATCCAGTGCCGCTTCGCGTCTCTACCGCTCTCTCCGGCGAGAGTTCGGCGGGGCGTTCAAGATGAGCTTCAACCCGCCACCCCTTCCCCCTACGCAGCCGCCGTGGCCGCAGTTTCAGGTCTGGTGGCAACAAGTCGTCGAGTCGCTGAAAGGCGAGCTCGGAGCGCTCGAAACGGCTGAGGAAGCCCTCGCCGCCGCAGTGGCGGCACAGGCCGCGGCAGACACCGCCCAGACGGCAGCAGCCACCGCGCAGACGAGCGCGGATACGGTCAAGCGCGACGACAAGATCACGGCGAGTTCGATCATTCCTGCTGACGTTCTGGACGCGACCGATGCCGGAAGCTCGGCTTCGATTACTGTTGCGGCGCACACAAGGCTTTACGGCGACGGATCGACGCTGAACGTCTCCGGGCACACCTTTACGGGTCTCGCCTATTCGACGGATTACGGCATTTACTATGACGATACCACGACATCGGACACAACGCCGACCTATCAGACAACGACGAACCTCACCCGCGCGTTAAACAATTACGTTGCGGGGAGGCATCTCGTCGGGATCATCTCTACTCCTGCCGCTGGCGGTTCAGACACGTCTGGCGGCGTCCAGCCTCCCGCAACGGGCGGAACGCCCCAAGGTCAGTTCTCAACGCTATGATTATGCGAACCATGAACGCGGCCATCTTCAATGAGGTCTGCAACCATCCCGAGGTCAGGCCGTGGCTCGGCGGCGAAGGCCTGATCGACACCGCGCCAGTCCTCGACAATCCCGGAAATTACGGCTTGTTCGGAGAAGGCGGCGGGTTCATTCTAGTGGCGGGTCCAGCGGCTTCTTATGAGGTCCACTCCCAGTTCGTGCCCGAGGGGCGCAAGCACTCCTTCGAGGCGATGCGAGCTGGAATGGACTATATGTTCACGCGGACCAATGCTCTCCAGCTGACAACCTTCTTGCCGGACAATAATCCGGCAGCCCGAGGCCTTGCGCTCAAGGGCGGCTTCAAAGAATGGTTTAGGCGCGAGAACACGCCGCTCGGGCCGGGCACGCAAGCGCGGATCGATATTGATGACTGGATTTGCCGTACTCCTGATCTAGAGGCCGATGGCGAGCGCTTCCATCATGCGATAGAGGACGCCAAGGCTAAGTTCGGCAGCAAGCTTCCGAATCACCCCGAAGATAAGCTTCACGACCGTTATGCCGGTGCCGCACTGCTGATGTGCGAACGCGGTCAGATGATGAAGGCGGAAGCCTTGTACAATCGCTGGGCCGTCAACGCTGGTTACACACCGATCAAGCGCATCTCGGACGCACCGCCGCTGATGGATGTGGGTGAAGGCGTGCTCGTTACCTTGGGCTCCGATGGCTTGGAGGTGCTTCAATGCCCATAGGTATCAGCGCAGGCGCAGCCACCATCGGGGCGGCGGTGATTGGAGCTGGCGCGGGGATCTATTCTTCGTCGCAGGCATCCAAAGCGCAGACCCAAGCGGCACAGACCGCTTCAAGTGACGAACTTGCCGCTGCTGAGCAGAACAATGCACTAGCGGCGCAAATCTACAATGCGAACGCTGCAAGACTAGACCCCTATAGCGCGATGGGCCTTCCGGCTGGCGGCGAATATAACGCGCTGCTGGGGATCGCTACTCCCACGGGTGTAGGTGCTCACACAACACCTACACCGCTTCCCACTGTCAATCCGAACGGCAGTGCTTCAGGAACGAGCGGGGGGCCGCCGTTTACTCAGGCCCAAATCGAGGCCATGACGCACGACGGCATTCCGCACAATTCAGCGAATGCGCAGGCGGCAAATGCCGCATGGTATGCTGCGCACCCCAGCGGGGTTTCCGCAGGAAATGCACTTGCGTCAGTTGCTGCACCTGCTCCATCTACACCGGCTTCCGCCAGCCACCCTGCGCCAGCGACTACTTCAGGAACGACCGGAACTCCTAGCCCGAACAATGCGATGGCGGGCTTCCAAACCTTTTACAACTCGCCGACGTACCAATTTCCGCTTCAGCAAGGCCTCCATGCTGTCAACGTAGGCTACGCCGCTAAAGGGGCGCTCGAAAGCGGCGCGGCCATGAAGGCGCTGAACAATTACGCCGCAGGAAATGCCGCTCAGGCTCTCGGAACATACATGGATCAACTCTATCGACAAGAGGCGCTTGGAGAGTCCGCCTCTGCTGCTCTAGCGGGGGTAGGCCAGAACATGGTCGGCCAGGTATCGGCGAACAACAACAACGCCGCTTCGGCGGCCGGGAACGCTGCGCTCGTTGCGGGACAGGGCAGCGCCAATAACTGGAACGCGATCGGTTCAGGCGTCGGGCAAGTCGCGGGGGCTGTCGCGGGCGCGATGGGGTCGAGCTATCACCCGTCCAATGCTTTGGCCTATTCGACACCGCCCATCTATTCCAGCCCAACCGGCAATTACATCTACGGTGCCGGTACGGGGTGGAGCTGATGACCAGCGAGGCATCATTGAAGGGCTGGAAAACCCGCCGCGCTAAGCGAGTAGCGGTCCTTGAGGCGAAGCTGGCGAAGCGCCGTGGTAAAGCAGGAATGAGCGAGAATATCGCCCATCTCGAAGCCGAGATCGCGCGGCTGAAAGAGGCCGGTGTGTAATGGCCCTCGATTGGTCCATTCTCCGCCAGGGGCAGCCGGTAGACATCGCAGGCAACTTCGCGACCGGCTACAAGATGGGCGAAGCGATGATCAATCGCTTCCATCAGAGCAACGCGCTTGCTGCCCTCGCCCAAAACCCTGACGACAATGCGGCGCTGATGACTCTCTATCAGGTCAATCCTGACTTGGCGGACCACCTGGAAGCCCATGGCATCGCTCGGGCCAAGGTGCAGCGAGACAACGCCGCAAGGAACGCCCTTTCGTCATACATCATGAATCGCTCCGGAAATGCCACCGATGCGACAGTCGCTCCTTCCGGAACTGGGACCGCCCCAGCAGCAGCGCCGGCGGTCGGAGGGGACAGCGGATGGACCACTCTGGTTCAGGCCGATCCCGAAAAGGCGCTCGCGGTTAAGAAGCAGCTAGACGACATGAGCGACGGCGATCGCGTTGCTCTCCAGAAGCAATACTCCAGCGCCGCGCCGCTTGCCTATCAGGCACTCAAGCTGCCCTACGAGCAGCGCAAGGCGTATATTGAGAGTGTGAAGCCGGAGCTGGGAGCGGCTGGATGGACTGCTGACA